TTTGTTTGTGAGCAGCCATAATAATAGCAAATAAGCTTTCATTAGCAAGACCGCCATCACAAACGGTTTTTACGATGTTTTGTTGAGTTTTAATAAAATGCAATGTTTGTAAAATATTTTCTCTCTTCATAACAAACCAAGGATCATTTCCTAAATGAAATTCAGTTGGAAGATGTCTTAAATTAGCTCTTTTATGGTAACTAACATTCCACCAAGCTCTTTTCCAACTTAAAATCGTTTTATTATAATAATTAAAAAACAAATATCTAAAACGACGCGGAGAGACAATTGGACAACATGAATCAGTCAATAAGCAAAACCATTGATTATTTGTATCGTGCTTTATAGCGAAACTCATTATAGACAAATATGCTGGAATAACGTGAAAATAACTGGTTTCGTGTATATAATCAGGTGGTATTGTATGATTCATAATCCACGGTGATTTGATTTTATTAATGTCTTTGTAATAAAAATACACATTAATAATATCTTTATTCGGTTCAATCCATTCTCTCCATATTGCTTCTTTATTTAAAATATGTTCATAGCTAATGATAAAACATAGAGCTGCTTTCATAGAATTATATAATAATTTATATAATAAATTTTAACTTGTTTTCACCTTCTTATAATATTTTTTTTACAATAAAATTGATTATAATATACGTTATTATATGTTATTATAAAATATATTATAAGAAAATGAAGACAGAAATAGTATTTATAAATGCGTTAAAGAGAGAAGTCACATTTTATATCGGAAAAAATCAGAGTGAAAATTTTGATGTAATTGACAAAGGCGCAAATGATGATTTATGGTTTCACGCGGCTGACATATCATCGTGTCACGTAGTTTGCCAAGTTCCGTTAGACATTGATAAAAAGGGCATGCGTTATATTATTACCACAGGTGCTCTGCTATGTAAAAATAATACAAATAAATTGAAGACGATGAAGAATGTGAATATTATTTATACAAAGATATGTGATGTTGTAAAAACAGATGTGCCTGGATGCGTAGTAACAAAAGACGCTAAGGTTATTACTTGTTGAAACCAAAAACTTAGAAAGATTATTCAATATATTTATCAATAGATACATTTTTGGCAATTTTTTTAATGATTTTATCCTCTTTTTCCGCATCATTATCACCTTTGCCGCCCATAGCTTCAATAATGAGTTTGTCATATTTGTCGGAGTATTTTGATTCACTCTTGTCACAACCTGGATACTTGTTTTTAAAATCCTTTAATAATTTTGAATTCTTATGTGTGACATGTTTAATTACTTTTCTCATTTTTTGTTTATTTTCGTTTTCCTTTTCCCATTTATCTTCGTCTTTTACATACATTACTTCTCTCTTTGAGTCTGTACAATGAACGGGACGCTTTGTTTCATCAAGTGATTTTAGGTTGCTAACAATTATCTTTGAAATGCCTTCTACATAGCCCAGTTTTCCCACATTTTCCAAGTCCGAAAGTTGTAATTTGAGAGAATCTACAAACTCCATTATATTCATTGCATCTTTGCACGTTTCGTTTAAAAAGAAGTTTAAATTAAATGATTTATTATGTGAATTAGTAGTATTATTACAATTCGTCATAGAACTGTTTTTCGATAACTCAATGATTGTTTTGTTTTGCTCGATTAACATTTGTTGTAATTCCTTATTTTGATGTAAAACACTCATAATTAATTCTGGCGTTATTTGATTTGGGTCGTCATTATTTATATCATTATTTGCCGTACATTTTTTTTTATGAGCACATAGCGAAGAGGAATGTTTATATGTTTTTCCACAATTACAAATAAATAAGGGGTTTTTTGGGGTAATTTCATTAGGATTTGTTAGTAATAAATGTTTATTAGTTAAACTATGTCGCTTGAAGTCTTTTTTATTACACGTATTGAAGTCACAAATATCACAATAAAAATTTAAGGGTTTTATTAGGGTTTTTTCATTAGTATCCATTAGTATATTATACTAATATAAAAAACCCCTAAATATTTTCAAGATTAAATAATATTTTTATAACTTTTTAAAAAAAATTTATCGTCACAGAAATTTAAAACTTTTTTCAACAACGAGACCTTAATTTTTTTTATGGTCTCAGCTTTTTCTCTATTTTTTACGTTTTTCAAAAATCCAAAAGTATTTTCATTTTTCAAAAATAGACATTTATAAATGTCCAAAATCGACTTTCCAAAAATAATCTTGGATTTTCAAAAAATGCAAATTTGTCTACACTCAAAGTGAACATTTTTTCACATATTTTGTTGACTTTCTCTTACATAATGTAGTGTATCGATGTTTTTTTATACTATGAAAAAATGAAATAATATAAATACAAAAGTATAAATTATAATATAAATTATAATAATGATAATCGGACTATGTGGTACACAAGGCTCCGGAAAAGATACGGTAGCCAATATTCTTATTTCTGAATACGGATTTGTTAAGTTAACATTTGCTTCAACTTTAAAAGACATTGTTGCAATCTTATTTTCCTGGCCAAGGGATTTATTAGAAGGCTTAACCGAAGAATCACGATTATGGCGAGAAACAGTCGATGATTTTTGGAGTGAAAAATTAAGTATTCCAAGTTTTACACCGAGAAAAGCACTTCAGATGATAGGTACAGATTTATTTAGAATTCATTTTAATAATGATATATGGATTAATATTGTTGAAAATAAAATCGGCGCAACATTAAAAAATAATCCGAATACAAATATTGTTATTTCCGATTGTAGATTTGCAAATGAGTTTAGTATTATTAAACAATTCCCAGATTCGCACATTATTACGATTTTAAGAGAGAAAAATATAATACAAAATTTAGCTCATTCAAGTGAAACAGAATGGGTAAATTATAATTTTGACGCAATTTTACAAAATGATAATTCAATTGATGATTTAAAATCCAATCTTAAATCTCTTCTAAGCAGCAGGTTTGGAAAATAATAGAGGTCACTTGATAAGGGTCGCAATTGGCCGCCGGTCTTCTATCCTCAAAGTAACCACAACCATCTTTTTCAACTTGTGTCGGAATTCTTACCGATGTGTTACGGGTTCCAACGCCAAAAGAAAAATTGTTATAACTCGACGTCTCATGTATGCCTGTTAATCGTTTATCATTGGCCTCGCCATAAACCTCAATATGATTTGTGTGTTTATATTTTAGTTTTTCCATACATAAGTGAATTTCTTCAATACCGCCTTCACAACGCGTTCTTATTGTGCTAAAATTAGTATGACAACCGGTGCCGTTTTTGTCTGGATACAATTTCGGATGATAGCTAATTACAACATTGTGTTTTTCAGCAATTCTTTCTAATAGAAAATTCGCGACGGTTAAATGGTCGGCGGCTTCAATACCTTCACAAGGGCCGACTTGGTATTCCCATTGAGAAACGGTGACTTCCGAATTTAACCCGGCGTATTTAATATGTGCTTTTAAACAAGCTGCCATATGTTCTTCGGCGACGGCTCTTTCTATACTGTTTAGCTGTGTGCCGCAATAATGTCTACTTTCTAAACATTGGGACGCGTTTTTATAGTTTTTGTGAATCATTATATATTCTTGTTCAATGCCAAACCATGGTTCTTCACCTAAACGGTTATTAAATATTTTTTCTGCTTTGGCTCTATGATTGCTGGGTAACGGGACCATATTGATATCAAATGTTTCGCAAAGTACAATAAAGCTGTTGCAATTAACGGAATTTTGATTTATTAACGGGTTAAAAAAATATTTAGATGGCACTAAAATAACTTCTGTATTGCCATCTGAGTCGGCTTGTCCAGTAGAACTGCCGTCACAATTCCAAATAGGAATTTCATCAATTTTTAAAACATCGAATTTTACTATTCTTGTTTTGCTTCTTCGGTTGCCGGTGCCATCGAGCCAAAGATATTCTAAAATTGTAGTATAATTGCGATACATTTAAATATAATAATGGTATTATCTTTAAATAAATATTATTTATCTTTTATCCTTTTTTCCTTTAAAAACCCTTTTGGATTTATTATTTCTTCGCACTCTGGTCTTTTTACCCTTTTTGTAAATTCTCCTTTTTGTTTTTCTGAATTGTTTTTTTACTTTCATTGTTCGTCTTTTGCCTCCTCCTCCGTCCGATTCCGAATTGGGAAATAATAATTCTCGGAGAAAATTACCTGCTTTCCGTATTTCTGTTTTTTGAATGCTGGTTTTCCCTTCTTGTATACTTATAACTATACTATCTAAATTATCATTAGTGAAAACTTCAGGATCATCAATATTTATATTTTGTAATCCTAAAACCTCAACAGCTCTTTTTCGATTCATATCAGGTATCTCTTGTGCTGCTGGCGGGCCATTATTAGGAGGACCACCATCACCTTGTCCAACAGACACCTTTAACTTTTTCTGGTTCCCAGAGTTAGATGATGTCAAACTCGATCCTTCTGCTAATGCCGATATCATTGACGAACTCGGTGCTTGTGCTAATGCCCACTGTGGTGATCTAACGCGTTGTCCAGAAGATAATGATGAAGAACCTAAGCATCCAAATGAGCTGGGATTATCACGACAAAATGACGACGATGACGATGATGATGACGATGACGATGATGATGAAAAACTCGGAAATTCCCATTGATTAACTCCTGTTGTCCTGTTAAAGTAATAGGTATTTCCTGTATTTGAGTCGACTGCTGAACTCCAATCTTGAGGAAGAGCACGTGTCGCTGTAAATAGTCGTCCAGAAGACGATGATGACGAATTATTATCTTCATCACTATCAATATCCCTACCCTTCCTTTTGATTTCAATTTTCGGGGATAGACTAGAATCTAAAAAACTTGCTGGATCATAGGAGCTTCTATCCAGCATCGGATATGCTGTTTTTTCAATAGGTTGTAGTTTCATAGCATAGAAATAAGTAACTAATAATTTATACAAATTATATTCTTCCCAATTATTGAAAATTTCTGAGTGTCTGCTCCATATATTTTTACAAGCCTTCACTAATTCTAATTTATCTGTGATGCGTGGAATATCAACAAAAACTCTTGGGTCTAATTGTGTAATCATTTCAAGAAGACTATTATCCGCGGGTATATTTTGTTGTTGAATTGCTTGATAGATCAATTCTTGGTCCTCTTGTACTCTGTTTGCGCCATAATATTGTTTAAATAAATCCCAAATATCTTGGGGTATACCAGTTTTATTCCTCGTAATGACTTTCAAAGCTTCCTCGCCCGCAAATGCTCCATTTTCTAATAGAAACATTGCTATATCCCATGATTTATTACGAATCGCGACAGTTAAAGGGAACCTGCCATAAGTCAGAGATTGATTATCTTCTTCCATTAATGATGGTCTACGCAATACGGATCGAAAATTTGGGTTCACACGTGTGTAACCATCCTGTTGACATTCTTCAAAAAGTGTTTGAACGACACGTAAATTTTTTGTTATTATAGCAGATTCGAGAGGTGATGTAATATCTTGCCCAATTGCACCTTGCCTTGTTATTATACACGAAAAATTCACATCAGTAATAGGCAATACTCCCACATCAATATCTCTTGATATGCGTCTTGTTGTTGTAGTGAAAAATTGCCTGAGATTCTCTATTAGTTCATATTCACGTTGTTGTGAGCGTTGTTGTGAGCGTTCGTCGTCGTCTTCGTCAGATACTTCATCAAAGTTTAATGGTTGGGCTTCCATAGAATTATTGAAACCACGGATAAAATCACAAAGTGCTCTCTGATATATTGGACCGTTTGTCCCTTGTTGTCTTGCTTGCTCCGCAATATTTATAACAGCATCAGCGACTTCTCCTGGAGAAAAAGTAGGACCATTTATTAAAGTATTTAATTGTTGTATTCTGGCATTTTGGTCTTGACTCATTCTTTGACCTTTTATTCCCTCTTGAAAAACTTGAACAACGCTCCATAAATTTCCTCTTATAGCCTCTGTAATTATACGTCTATTTACATCGGTATTGCGTATCATGGCATTGACAAACTCATAATAATTATTCATCACAGTAGTTAAATTATCTGCGGTAACTTTTGGAGAATGTGACAATTCATAAGCAAAATCTCTAATTGTAATAATTAACAATTGTAAAAATTCGTCCGAAATATCATCACGCATTTTAGTAAGCAAATAATTTATACCTTCTACATAAAATAACTGATTTTGGTGATCTTGATTGTATGCTGCTCTAACAAAATCAACAAAACCAGCTATATTTTCTTGATCAATTGGAGGATAATTACTAACAAAATACTGATTTATTTGTTCTCTATTCATAATAATATATATAATATCAAGTTAAAAAAAATAAAATATTTTTAATAAAACCAAACATATTATTTAAAACGAAATCATTTCTAAATCACGGATGTTCCAATATTCAAATGCGCCGCCGGGAATTGGGCGCCGAATAATAAACGGAATGCGTTTTTGTTGTAGCTCGAGCTCGGCAATAACATAACCATCAATAACATTTTCAGGAACGCTAACAAATGGCTTAGCACCGGTTTCAATTTGTTTTGCTCTTTGGCCAAGCACACGCGCCTTTTCATATTTTGTTAAAAACGGTATTGTTCTATGTAGCGGGTCAATAATAATATTATTCGAATCTCTGACAACAGTCGTTAATTTAGTAATTTCATCATAGTTCTGAATTAAGCATTCAGGATGAAACTCATTAATATAATTTTTTGTAACTTCACTGTCGAATTTTTGTAAATAAGAGTCATCATAATCTTCGTCTTCGTCATCAGACGGCAACTCAATTTGTATCTGTTTTTTAGGTTTATTTTTTGAGGATTTTTTATTTGCGACTGGTTCTTCTGCTCCAGGTTCTGCTTCTAAATCTTCTTCTTCTTCTTCTTCTGCCTCGCTTTCTTCTTCTTCTTCTTCTGCGTCATCATCAGAAGACGCAATAGACATAATATCTATATCTGGTTCATCGTCATCACCAATTCCTCCACTTTGTACTACTTCATTATCAGAATCTTCAGAAGAATCGTCATCATCGACAGTTGCGCCAGCCGTCATTTTTTTTAAACCACCGCCAATTGACGGTTTCAATAAAATTGGTTTTTTATTAGTTTCAGGTTCAGGTTCAGAATCAGAACCACCAGAATAATATTCACTTTCGTCGTCACTCATTTTACTATATTTACTAAAGATACTTTTAAATAAATTATTTCAATTTTCTTTTATAAAAAAAATAATAATTAATTAATTATTGTTTTTCAATAATGTTTTCTATAATGTTTTTAAATATTAAATAATTTACGATTTACGATTTATGATTTATCGTTTGTATTCCAAACAGTGTCACATGTTGAACACAAGTATATATATTTCATATTGGTGTCATCATATCTAATATAAATAATTTCTCTGGGTTCATTTTTCGTGTTGGTTGGGCAGTCAGGATCCGGACATAAAATGTTGCTGACGCGGGGCAAAGTGGGATCAAGCTTTGTATATTTATTAATAATGTGGTTAAAGGACTGCTCACTCTTTTTTATTTGTATTTTCGACACGCAAACATTATCCACGGCAATAAATTTATCTTCGTTACCACATTGTCGACAATAATAGACGAGATTGTTAGAGTCATCGCTATTAATTCGAATGTAATACATGTTAGAACAGTTAGAACAGAAGTGCATTGTTATTATATATTATACCTTTACAATTATTTATTTATTTCAATTTTCTTTTATATTATTAAATTTCTATAAATAAATAAACAAAACAATCTAAATTTTTTCAACAAAGATCTTAGCTTCCTTTAATTTTTCTATAACTTTTTGATAATTGGCATCAATACAAATCGAATAATAGCCCGTTTTTAAAATTGTAGAATCCACAAAATCGTTTTTATGTTTATTTTCAGCAAACTCCAACAATTTTTCATAATTTTTATTAAAGTTTTCTTTGATAAACGGGTAAAAGTGATCAAAAAATGGCATATATATTCCGGATTTTTTGGTAATAATATCGCAAACCGCAATATCTAAATTTGAAAACAAAATAATTTCATTATAAGGTTTAATATCGTTATGAGTAGGCGATACACCTGGCTCATTTAACAATGGATTGTTGCAAAGCAACGTACACAAGGTTAACAAAACAGTCGAAATACTTTGGCAAGATGTCCACTGGTCGCCTCGCCAAGTGTTCAAAAGTGAAACGCAAACTTTGCCACATTTATATAAATTGGGATTAAACCGAATGTTATTACCGTTTGTACAATATTTTACTTTTGGAGGACTGTGAGGATAATCAGACGGATACGCAATTTCGAAAAAATAGTTGCCGCCGAAGTAGGGAGTATCAGAAGGTCCAATAATTAGCGCATATCCTTTCATCATATCACTGTCATCGTGTATATAATAAATACCATTTTCCGTCAATGGATTTTTAAAAATATGTTTTACATCTTTTAATAATCGTGAAATAGTATCTTTTGATATAATTGTAGTCATTTTAGTAATATAATACAAGCTATATTTTTATATTAATTTAACAAATAATTATAATGATTTGCGTATAAACAAAAATAATATAGATTAATTATATAATGGCACAAATAGCAATAGGAGCTTTAGCAGGAGATCAAATAAATAGAGGAAAACAAATGGCATCTGCTGATTTGGACAAAGTTAAAGGAGACACTATTAATGCTTTGAATCAATTAAAAAGTTCTATAATATATTCTTTAACGGATACAGAGACGTATGCATTAGGACAATGTTTAAAACAATGTCAAACTAAAGCAAAAGCAATGCTTGCGGCTTATAACGCAAGTTTACAGAATGCCGATAGTGCTGCTTCTAATATGGAAGATAGTGCTGCTTCTAATATGGGAGACAGTGCTGCTGCAGGTGGTAATAGAAAGAAAAGAAAAACCAAAAAAACACATCGTAAAGGTAATAAAAAATATTCAAGAACGAAAAAATATCGTCGTTAAAAACCTGGGGAAACATTTTTATTACGAAGTTATAAAAAAAATATTATTTATTTATTAGCATAATATAAGTAAATAATTCTAAGAACATTAAAATAATGGTACGAATATCTAAAATATTTATTTTATTAAATTATAAAAAAAATGAAATAGAAAAATCTTGATATATTATAGCAACAATGAATAACACAATGATTACATCGTCACAATTTAAAGATTTTAAAGAATTTTTGGTAAAGCATAGTGCTAAGACGTCTCCAGGTTCGTCATTTACTCATACGCGAATCGGTGATAAAGAATTGAACATATATGGTGGCGCATATGTAGTTCCAAAAGAAGATCTATCATCATTTCACAGCTTGTATTATGACCACGTTTTTATTAAAAATAATAAAGAATATCTCACTGAGAAACAAATAGAAAACGGACCATTGGCAGTCGATTTTGACTTTAGATACAGTCACGATACAGAAACAAGACAACATACAAAAGAGCATATTCAAGATATGGTACTTTTATATTTGGAAGAAATTAAGGAATGTTTTGTATTTGAGGAAAAAAAGCCGTTTGACATATTTATATTTGAAAAGCCAAACGTAAATAGGTTAGCCGATGGTTCTGTAACAAAAGATGGAATTCATATGATTATTGGAATACAAGTTGACAACATAATTCAGACGATGCTTCGAGACA